TCGCCATAGCCTACGGCCACAGGTGCATCATTGCCTTCACAGGCATCCCACTGGAAGTTGCGAGGCAATGCCCCGCAGGACCAGTGACGATGATTTCCGCTGTCTCCGACTGTATGGCCATGAGCCGGAGTTTCTGGAATCGTAAGGTTGTGCTTTTCTTCACCCAGCTTGTCCCCGGCCTTGTACATGGTCCCGCTGTCTGCTGCCCCAGCCCCGATCAGGCAACGTCCCATGGCAAAGGCGACCCAGGTCGTCCCGGGCCAGTATGTCGCGGGATTCTTCCCGTCCGTAGAAATGTAGATGGCATTGACAGGGAACGGACAAGCCTGGATCTTTGCCACAGCATCTTCGTCCATATCCGCATAAGTGACCTTGCCCCAGCTGCCGTTGCTGTGCAGGACCGTATTCAGCTTCCCCACAGACGGTGACGGGACCATGCCGCTCTGGCCTGCTGTCTTCTCACCGCAGCCGCTGAAATCCGGCAGGGTGATGTCCCTCGTGCCATCAAACAGCACCCGGTGAATCTTCCGTCCCGTCTGCAGTTTCGACGCACTGGCCGCATTGCCGCTGATGCCGCTGGCATGGGCCTTGGCATCGGTCAGATGGGCATTGATGTCGGCTGCCATAGCAGAAATCCGCTCATAGAGCCGTGCATCATTGCTGACCAGCTGGGACACGGTCCTGTTCTGCTGATTGAAGACGACCGGGTCTTCCGAAAGATACTGGGGAAAAAGCACATCATAATCCAGCGTATTTTCTACGGCTTCTGTTGGCCGGACTTCCTGCCCGGCCCGGTCCGGAAAATCTGCCGACCACTTCTCCTTGATATACTCAGCCACTTGCCGTCACTCCTTTCCCGGATACAATCGTCGCTGTCGAGAACGTCGCCTCGCCATCCCAATGGATCTTCCCGTTCCAGGAATAGCCAAGATAGATGGCATAGCCCAGATGGGCCGGCTTGTAGATGTCGAGCTGGGCAATCAACTTCGAGAGCGTTTCGGTATCCGTGTCATTCATAATGCAGTACACTTTGAAATAATATTCTTCGTTCACTTCCTCGATGTGGCCGACACTGTACAGGTTCACGATGGAGTTCATGAAATCCACCGTGGATACATCCACATGCTGCAGCTTAAAGAGAATCCGCTGTCTGCGGAATTCGTCGGTATCCCCGTCACCTGGTTTGATGCCCAGGAACGATTCATAGAGTGGCAGTGCCCAGGTGGCTGTGTTCACGAAGAAGTTGTCCGCCAAATCCTGCAAGGCCAGACGCAGACGGTTATGCTCCGTGCTGCAGGTGTCCGCCGTCTTTTTAAACATCGGGTCTTTCCCCAGGAATTTCGGCAGATAGCCCAGTACATTAATGGGGTGCTGTCTCATCCACTCATTCGCTGACAAGGTTCAGCACCACCTTCCCGACTACGGGGATCTGCTCATTGGTCAGGCGGATATTCTCCGCCTTGCCGCTAAGTTTCAGGTTCCGGTAGTCTGTAATCCCGTTCACGCCCAGGATGAGCCGGCCAATCTGGGCCAGGCTGACATAGGAAAGGCTGAAACCCGTATTCTTGAAATAAGCAGACACAGCATCTGTTACCGCATCGGCATTGACGGTGCCATACACTTCTGCCGTAATATCCACGGATACAGGAGCTGGGGACACCACCGTTACGGTTGCTCCGATAGGGCGCTTGGATTCGATGTACCGGGCCACTTTCTGGATCAGCTCGCTGGAGGCCGATTCATTCTCTGCCGTCACGATGATGACTTTCACCGTACCGTTCCCGTTCCAGAGCGGGATGACCTTGCAGTTTCCCACCCCGTCCACGGACATAGCCCAAGAGCGGTAATGATTGGCATTGCCGGAAGTAATCGGCTGGCGGACCCGGAACAGGAGTCGTGCCAGGAGAGCCGCGTCAGTTTCCTCATCGGCCCCATCTGTGCATTTCTCCGGGTTGGTCACACTGTACACGTTGGGGATGGAATAAGGGATTTCTGTAATCGTCCCCGGTGCCACATTCCCTTTCACCCCTGCATCTGCGGCCTGGACAGCAATGTCTGCTTCAGTTCCATCAGATGGAATCGTAGCAGATTCTGTCGTGTAGAACCGCAGCCCGTCTTTCGTCTGGAACAGGCTGCCGCGGATGATGTAGGCCCCGGACTGCCCGGAGACCGTTACTTGTCCATTGGCTTTCACGGCCTGTTTCCGCTGGATGCCGAATTCCTCGGCCCGGAGCGTCAGATAGTCACCCCAGGCAGTTTCAGCAAACGCCGCGTCCCGGAGCATGGCCATCTCGGCATAGCTGTTCTCAAATTCCACGGCATTGGTATCAATCATATCCCGGGCAAAAGAACCCTCGATAGCCGTCTTGTCCGTATCGGTCAGCGTGTGCAAGTTCTGCACCATGCAGCTCTCAATCTGATCTTTTGTCTGGGCATCGAACAAATCGCTCATGCAAGACTCCTTTCTGCGGCAACCGTAATGCTTTCATCGCTGTAAATGGATGTCACATCCACTAGAATGAACAAATCATCTTTCTCCCGCTTTTCCACATCCACCCGGTTGATCCGGGCAATATAGGGATTGACGACCAGCCCTTCCCGGATGTTCTGGCAGATCTGGTCTGCCGTATAGACGCTGTTGGGCATCGTTCCCTGATAGGGTTCAATGGTAATGCCGTATTCATCATGGTAGGCCAGATACCGGTATCGTTCCGTCATTAGGGCTTTATAGATCCACACCTTGAGGGCTTCATCTTCCGTCACGGTGATGTTATTGCCGTTCTCGTCATAGCGAAACCGATGCTTCTCGAAGTCATAACCGTATTCCGAAAGGAGCGGCAATGTTTCTCTGACGCTGGCATCCGCTCCGGATGCCAAGGCCACAAAAGGATCAGCCATATCCGTCCAACCTCACAATCTCATCTAAAATCACATACTGCTGGATTTTCCCGTTCACCAGCATAGGCATAATGGCGACTTTCATGCCCGGCTTCAAGGTATCCGTGGTAATCACTGAATCGGTGTAGTCGTTATGGATATCGTGGTTATGCGACTGGTAGGCCGCATCCCCGCTGCCGCCTGCCCGGTTCTGCGTAGCCGATACCAGATGGCCCCGGGCTGTCCTGCCATAGCCTGCCAGGAGGTAATGGGAAATCCACAGCTCCTCTTTGGTCAGGACGATGCCATTGTATTTCACCTGGATGTCCGGCGGGGATTGGAGTATCTCGCCAATCTGGATGGACGGGCTGTTGCTGCTCCTCGATACCTGCTCCATGAGGTTCAGCAGGCTGATATATGGATTTTTCTGCATTTCCCGTCACCCCCTCGATGTCTTGATGAGGGTCGCCGGATAATAGTCACGCCCCATATCGATGTTCCCTTCGTAATGATGGAAACAGCCGTACACATTGGAGCTGTTGCCCCAGCATCCGCCGTTGCCGTCATAGACCACGACATGCCAGTTCGGGTCCGGCTTGCTGTAGCGGTTGTACATGATGATGTCGCCTTTCTCCAGCTGTGCCGGGTCGTAGGGAATCGCTAGTCCCTGGGCTTCGGCATCGGCCCGGAGCTGGTCGCAGCCTTTAACGTTGTTGTTGTATTCCCGGGCAGCAAAGGGCGAATAACCAGCTGCAGCAACCGTCGCCCGGTCCACGCAGCCATTGGAGCCATAAGGCGAAACGGTGCCATCAAAATTCTCCATGCACGAATCCACCACATCGCCTCCGGCAGCATTCCCGCTCATGGACGCCCCGCTCTTGCTGCCCGAAGCGGCTGCTGCTGGCGGCACGTAATCCGGGTTGGTGTTGTACGATGCACTGTCCAGTGCCTGCTTCTGTTCATCCAGCAGTTTATGGAAGACCAGATGCAGATCCATGGTGTGCCTGTTCCCCTCAATCCGATGGCTGTCCGATTTGATGAAGAACCGCCCCTTGAGCTGTTCTTCCTGGATGTCCACGGAAAAGCCGGCGATGCACTGGATATGGCCGAGCGCCTTGACAGCCATGTCATGGGCGACGGTCTTCAGCATGGCCCGGGCCTGCGAGGCATCGTCCTGCTTGGGGTCTGCCTTGCAGATGGCCTGTATGATGCCAAATTTTTCTATATCTGTAGTATTCGGCATCTCGCCTATCGTCTGGCCTGCACTGTCCACGACGACCACCTTGGATACCATGTCTTCGATAGACTCGGACACGGATGCCCCGGTGAGATTCGTTTCATCGCTGATGAGGAAGTCCTCCACCACCTGATCATTAGTGCAGACCACATTCAGCTTCCCGTCTGTCATGTAGATGTGATAGCCCTTGCCATCCTGTGCCGACTGGTAAGACAGCGCCTGCTTGATGGCATCGGTTGCTGAGATGTCATCGGCGATGAAACTGCACACCACAGAAAGGTCCGGCATCGTCCCGGCTTCGATGGAAAAGTCATGGATGGTCTGCCGGATGGCATCCGCCACGGTCACATTGGCGTACTTCCGGGTAATGCGAGATTTGGCCAGATAGATGATATTGTCAAAGGCCACAAAGCGCATGGCATAGGACTCGCTGTCCCGGCTCCGGGAAAAG